TACTTTACTTTTAAAAATAACAAAGCCAGGAAACTCATGAACCTCAATCATTTTTTCTTTTTACCTTGTCTTTTTATTTTAAAGTTAACTTTTTTTGTAAATGCATCTCGAGATTTATTAATATTATCTACAAGGTCATCTAGTTTAATTGAAAAATCAATTGTTTCTATATTATTTTTGTGTTGTGTGATTATAGCGTTTACTCTTTTCGTAGCGACATCTAGCGAATGAGATTGTTTCACTATTTCTTGTACGTCTATAATAAACTTGTCTTTATTTTTGAGATTTAAAAGTAGATGTTTAACAAACCGAATGGGAAGACTTTCTATATTAATTGTGTTTAGAACGTCTTCCCAATTGGCGTCGAAGTTTGATTCATCTACAAAAAGTTTTCCGCTTTGTGGACTCTTGTCCATTATGCATCAACTTTTTTCCTAGTAGAAGTTGTTTTCTTTTCTGCAGGGTCAATTTCATCTGCTCTACGTCTAAGATCTACAACCTCTTTATAAAGTGCATCTGCTCTTGCTCTGTAATTTTTAGCAATAGTTTTTTTAGATGTTTCTGAAGTATCTGTTTCTTCAGGTTTAATTGCTAACTCAGATACAGCCACACCTTTTTGATTAGCAATTTCTTCGTTAAGTTTATCAAGTGTAATCCAAGTTTCCTTTTGTGGAGTTGGAGTCATTGTAATGTCCGCTGTTGGAACTTTAACAAGATTACCTGATCTACTTAAAGTTGCTAAAATGTTAGAGCCGTCTGAAAATTGTCTTACAGCAAGTACAGTAGCAATTTCAAATGCTTCTTGACCGTTGTTAGATTCAACTACCTTAAACACATCATCATGATATGAAGGGTTTAATCTTTCAACTGGAATTACTAATGCACTGTAAGGATCTCCCGGCAATGTTTTATAAGCAATTACAACTTTCTTACCATTATAATTACCTACGTGTTTGATTGCTGTTGCCATAAATTTTTCTCCTTAAGATTTAGGTGCTTCAGCGGGTGCTTCAGTACCTTCTTTTTCCTTTGGTGCTACTGCGTCAAGGAACTGTGTCAATCTGTTGTATGTATTACCAACAACTGACATTTCCGCCGCTTTGAATGTTCCACGTGAACTAGCAACATCAATGATTGTTTTTAAAGCCTGCAAGTCGGTCACAGTTAAGTCTGGAGCCGCTGGATTAGCAGGATTGGCAGGATTGTTTGGATCAGGTTTAACCTGTTCAGCCGTTTCTACCTTCGGCGCTTCTTGTGTTTTTGTTTCTTCATTCATATATGAATCTCCTTCGTACAATTAATTATACAATTTTAACTTGGTCGGTTGCAAGAACTGAACAAGCCAAACTAAAATAAGACACTTCTGAAGCATCTTCAAACCCAATTTGGTAAACATTTTCCATTTTATTGTCTACCAAATACAGATCTTGAATAATAGCAAACCTTCCATTTAGGTTATTATATATCCAATCTCTAATATTATCAATAGTGTTAGTGTAATTCCATGATTCAATTTTGAGACTTAACTTTTCAAAATGAATAGGCATAGTATCTAATTCTCTAATGTCTAAAACATTTAAAGGATTAGGATCCTGAACTAATAACCTCATGCCGCCTCTTTTAAATCATAGTGACAAGTAATACCGTGTGGTGCTTCAATTGATGTATCTGAATGAATAATCCATACAGTTTCACAATAGTTTTCATCACCCCAGTTCCACGAATAGCCATCTGTGAACACTAGGAGTTTTCTAGGAGTAATACCTTCGTCCTTCATAAAACGCCAGTTAGCATCAAAGTCTGTACCACCACCGCCGTGTAATTCATACTCCTCAATGCTTTCGCCGCTGTCTGGAGTAAAGTCTTGTACATTATACACTTCTGTATCAAAACACCATACTTTAATTTTATAATCGTCGTATTGATCACAAATGCCTTTTACTTCACTTAAAAAGTCTTGTGCTTCACGTGAACCAATTGAGCCTGACATATCAAGTGCAATACACAAGTCAATAGTATCATCAAAGTCCATACCAGGCAATACTGCGGAAGTATGCCAACCTTTACGTGAAGGACGCATGAATGAATAGTTGCTCTTAATAGTAGATTGAATCTGCTGATTAAGGATTTCTCGCCAGTTCATTTTAGGCTCGGTAAGTTCCTTAATAATACGTTGTACACCTTTAGGAATATTACCAACACCAGCCGCCTGTGCAGATGAAATCATTGCTTCTTTCATTTCATCACGGATTTTACGTAGTTCTTCTTTTGAGTATGTAGGTTGTCCGCCTTTACCTTTTTTCTTTTTAGTTTTACCGTTAGGACCTTGGCCTTTACCTTTTTCCCAATCAATATGTTCATCAAGAAGTTTACCTAGTTGATCAAGTTGTTCTTGATCGTACTTTTGGTAGATGTCATCATACACAGCCTCTGATGCCCAACCATAATATTTAGGATCATGGAATGGTTTAACTTGTGTAATTACTTCACCAATCTTATGACGTACTAAATCACCGTTAACACAATAGTCGGCGGCGATGTTATAAATTTGTGGTTCACGATCATCACGACGTGTAAAGTGATCATATACACAGTGTAGGATTTCGTGACCAAATAAGAACTCAGTTTGTTTTTGTGAAAGTGTTTCTACAAAGTTTTCGTTGTAGTAAAAATTACGACCATCAGTTGCCGCAGTTGCACACCAATCAGTTGCATCAATAATTTTAAGACGTGTAGCAAGATTACCAAAAAATGGTTGACGAATAAGTAGAGCAATACGAGCAGTTGTTAATTTTTCTAATACTTTTGCACTATTGATAGAAGGATCTTTTTCATAGATCTTACCATCTATCATTGTTTGTTCTACTGCGGTTGTTTCTTGTGACATATCTTACTCCTAACTAACTATACTTATAGTATAGCATCATACACGGTTTTGTCAACCTAGAATTTGGCTAAAAATTGGTTTTGCATATCCATTTTGGCTTGCAAATACGAGTAAGATTCTTCCAATTCGAGTGGAGAATATTCCCCTGGCTTAAACACATATTCTACTGCTGAACTTGGAAGTTTTGAAGTTTTAAGACCATCTCCAGCATCAATTACATACGGAAGTAAGTCTGTTTTGGATATAATTGCTACTGCATCTTTATCGCAAATTAAAAGAAACTCTGCATATGATTCCGGAAGTGTTCGTCCTTCACTACTGCCACGCGAGTTCATAAGTTGTAGTTCTGCAACGTGTTTTCTTGGTTGTTTCTTTTTAGAAGTAAAAAGACTACCATCAGTGTATTTCATTTCGATTGTAATACCGTTAGGTCCAATGTGATCAACACCTTCTTCATTTACATATCGTAAATCTTGATTACTAAAAAGTTCTAGTGCTTTTTCAAATAAATCACTTTTATCAAAACGAAGTTTACGTTCATTTAGTTCGTCACCCACTTGGTCTACAAGTGTCACAAACTTATTCCAATCTACGTTCCATCTTAGCCAATGTGCTAGTTCTTTTGTATTCATTTTTTAGAATTAATCCATTTAATTACTTGTTCGCTGTTCCCTGCGAAAATTCTATCTGAGTGTTCGGCAATCAAAGCATTCATTTCATCTAGATGATTTTCTCCTGCTTCACCGTCTACTTGTACAAAGAACAATTTTTTATCATTGTGTTTATCACAGTATTTTTTTGACTCTTGAATAAAAGATTTTGATTCACCTACTTGATGTACAGAAGTCACAGATCCTTCTGGACCACTGTATTTTAAAAACCCATAAGCATCTAAACTAGGAATATATGCGTCTACACTTCTTGCAAACTTTTTGTTTTCAACATCTTTTTTATTTTGTATCTCACCGTTAGCAACAGTGTATTCACCGTTAACTGGTTTATCAACAGCAATACCTGTATACTTACGAAGCATTTCTAACTGTACATCTTCGTCAATTGATTGTCTTGTTGCGTCTCGACAGTAGTCAATTTGAATCCACGGGTGAGAGTCTAAATATATTTGTGACATTTTTTTGATGTCTGTAAACGTAATTTTATCTTCGTCACTAATACCTCTGTAAGAACAGTTCTTTGAAATACGTGAAAAGATAGTGTTCATAACATTAGTGACATTGCGTCTTGTTGGAGTATCAATTGTTTTATCTCGACACTTCCATTTAATTTCGTTTTTAGAATTACGGGTCTTTTCAACTGCTAGTTCATTTCCAGCAATTATTTCCCAAATTGATTTATCTTCTATTAGGTTAGATTGATTAGTTGCTTCACGACTTTTAATAATATTGTGAGCACCGTTTGTATTTTCGATTATGATTTGTTTTGACACCATAATTCCCCATTTCTTAATTTATAGTATATTTTAGCAAATTATAATGTAGATGTCAAGTCTTTTGGTAAAATAGAATGGGGGATCCGAAGATCCCCCTAGTAGTTAGGATGCCATTGCGGCTTGAACATACTTGCCGTATTTGTCATGAAAACGATCAAAGTTTTTAAGATCCTTTGGACTGAATGGAAGTTTGTAAGTTGTAATTGCTACCCTTACACCCATCACAACAAGTTCAGTTTCAAAGTTATCCATCATAAATCCAAAGAAGTTATCTGCCATAGCATTCCACCCTTTTTCTTTACGTTTGAACGCTTCTTGAAGTTCATAGCACATTGAAACAGTTAACGAGTACATAGCACTGATATCTGTAGTCTCCATGCTTTTCACTTTACCGGACAAGATGTCCGTAGGATTTGGCAGTTTTGAAGCAACCTTACGGTGTGCCGCAAACTTTACTGCCAAGCCTTCACCAACGGCGCCTGCCACGAGGTCTGTCAACGTGTTTTCTGACAGGTCATCGTCGAGAAGTTCGCTCACGAAACTCCACGAACGTGGAGTAGCAAATGCACGTGAACTGCTCTTAGGATCAAAGTCATATAGATCCTGTTTTGCAAAAGAGCAATAACCAACTACATCTGCGTGAATTTTGTTTTCAGTTGCCCACTGCAACCAATCTTCAAAGTCTACTCGCATTTCTAAATGCAAGAAACGGTTAGCCAACGGAGCCGGCATACGATAAGTGACACCTTTATCAGTTTCACGATTACCTGCCGCTACAATCATTACGTTGTCTGGAAGTTTATAAGTACCAACTCTACGATTAAGAACTAGTTGGTATGCCGCCGCCTGTACTGCCGGCGATGCAGAGTTCATTTCGTCCATAAACAGAACGATATGTTTAAACTGTTTTGCCATTTCTTCGTCTGGAAGTTCTACTGGCGGTGCCCATTTCATTGTATTATCATTGGCCGCGTAATAAGGCATACCTTTGATATCTGTTGGATCCCACAATGAAAGTCGAATATCAATTAGATGTGAATCTTCAAAACTGTTAGTAATTTGACTAACAATATCTGATTTACCAATGCCTGGAGGACCCCATAAAAATACTGGACGGCCTTTAGCCATTGCGTGTTTAAGTGCCACTTTCGCTTCGTTTGGAGTGACTGTACGTGCTTCTGTTGCTTGTGTTGACATAAGTTTTACCTCTTTGTTTAATTCCTAACTATAAGTATATAATACACTCATTAGAGGAATTGTCAACTGTTTTTTAGGATATTTTGGAAAAAACCTGTCCAAAATGAACAGATTAATCTAATTCTTTAGCCATAGCACGGGCAAGACCGTACTGTTTAATATCTCCGGCAAACATCATTAGATTTAATGCCATTTTTTCGCTAAGAACATAAATGCGTTTTTTAGTCACGTAATACGGACAATCAATAAATTCATCTAAGTAAAGAAATACTTGAGGTGTAAATTGTATATCGTTAGGAAAATGTATTTCGTGTGTTTGTATATCTGCCTCGCTTACTACAAAGTCAAAGCCTTCTTTTGTTAAACGTAAACCGCTATCACCTTTTGCTCTGATATTTTGCCACCAAAGCATATGATGTTTTTTAATGCTTTCTTCGTCTGTTTCTTTATCTGCGGCGAAGAGAAATGTTTTAGTGTATGCTGTCTTTTTATCCATTAAAGAACTTTACCGTTGGTTAATTCTATAACTTTAAACTCGTCTGTATTAAACAGTTTGTTTAATTTTTTTGCTAGATTATGAGCGTGTCCTGGATTTGAAAAAGAAACCTTTTTATATTTTGGACCTGGAGTTGGCGAAACTGAATTTGAACTTTTCAAATTAAAAGGTTTGCCTTGATAGAATACTGCCCATATAGCATCAGCGGCAAGAACTTCTTCGCTTCTAAATGTATTCTTATCAGTGTACTTTAATAGTACTGTTGGTTTAGGTCTACTCATATACGCAATTTCCTTTATTAACTACGTATATATTTATCAAAAATTAGAGTTTTCCGCCATCCATTTGTACTGTAATCTCAGGTTCTACAGGCTGTTGATTATCCTGTAATTCAACTAAACGTGCCATTACCATGCTAACACTGTCTGCTAGGTCGCGATATTGTTTGGCATCTAGTTTAATGTCTTTTGCAGATGTTCTTTGTGCTATACGTACAGCCTGTAAGAAGTTTTCTATTGCTAGTGTATTAAGATTGCTTCGAGACACGGGCCAATGTTTCCTTCATTTCTAAGTCAGTTGTAAACGGACCTTCAAAGTTGTATCGCTGTAATGTAATAAGTTTAGGACAAAAACTTTTAACCCATCCTTTGTCAAATCTAATACAGTAATAACCTGCACAATAAAGGCTTTTAGATTTTCTACTTTTGCTAAACAGTGGTAAACCTTTTTTAACATCATATAGAGGGTTGTAAGGTTTAGTGCTTGTTGGATAGTTATATACTTCGTGTTTTTGTTCTTTTTGTTCAATCTTTTTAAATGCTTGTTCAAAGAAGTTGTCGCCAAAAGTTTTATGTACTTCTTCAATATTTTCAAAACGAACTTTTTCTAAACCTCGAATAAAGTAATAACAATTTGTATCTTTTTGTAGAGTTCCAACTTTACGTCCTCTATCTTGTACAATCCAAAATTTATTAGGCACTAACTGTTTTGCTAACATATTTCCCTCCATATCGTGCATTTAATGGCTCAGCAAACGATTGAGCCTGTTCTGTTATTTTAACAAGATCGTAAGAGCCAGCAAACTTAACTAGTCTAATACCAACTTGTTGTACTGCTTCTTTTTGCTGTATTGTTTCAGCAATAGTTGAAGCAATAATCTCTTTAATTTCTGTAGGTTGTGCAGACAAATCACAGAGTGTGACATTTCTTTCGTAGTCGTCTAATACCCTATGTTCATCGCCATTATGATCAACCCAACGTTGTAGCATAAGATTGTTCCAATTATAACCTTTTGCTGTCTTATCCTCGAACGCTTCAAGTAATCCAACTTTGTTCTTTGTACCTTTCTTGCGAACGCCTGGGTAGGCTGAGAATACGTTATCACTTGTATCACCTCTCATACATTTTTCAAATAGCAACCATTCGGGATTAGGTGCACCCTTAGGTTCTTTAGTTTTTTTATCTATTATTTCTTTGCCTTTTTCATCAAAATAGCCTTCGTTTGTAATGGTTGTCTTCATAACACCATTATACTGTTTAACATTAGGTGCAATAAGTTGTGCAAAGTCACCGTCTGTACTAATAATAATATGGTTGTCTTCAGGATGACTCTGTATCCAGCCTGCAATCAAATCATCTGCTTCTAGTTGCGGGTGTTGTAATACTGTTGCATTTGTTTTATTTTGTAAAAAGTCTTTAAACTCGTCAAATGTTTCCCAGAATATAGTTTCTTCTTCTTGTTGCGAAGGTGTTAAAGCGTCACGTGATTCTTGACGATTACGTTTATATGGCTCGTAAAAGTCCTTGCGCCAACTACGACCTTCTAGACAAAATACTACGTGATTGCCGTCAAAGTCTTTCCATGCCTTGCGAATACTTTGTAGAGTTGTATGCAATGCCATACCAATTTTAATTTCAGCATCACCTCTTACGGCGTGCCTAGCACGGAAAAATGTGTTTGCTGTGTCTACAAGTATATAATTCATATTCTATTCCTATACT